ACTATTGAATTTTCTGGGTATACTGGAATGACAGTAGATTTATGTTATTTGGCAAGAGAAGAGCTGCTTAAATTACGTAAAAAGTGTGTAACTACAAAATTCAATAAAAAAACTCGTCAACCCGAAGAAGTACTTGACGAAGAAAAATTTCTTACCGAATATGTAAAATCAGTAATTAAAGGTTGGTCTGGTCTTAAATATCGTTACCTAGAAGAGCTTCTATTGGTAGATGTGGCAGATTTGGACCCAGATGATGAGCTTCCCTATACCCAGGACAATGCCGAACTTTTGATGAAAAACTCGAACGAGTTTGACACTTGGGTAACAGAAACTGTTGGTGACTTGGAAAATTTTACTGGACGCAAGTAGTCGAAATTCAAGAACTACTTGAAAGATACGTAAAACAGTCATCTCAGATTGACGTAGATAAATATCTTAAAATCTGTGAACAACTAGGGGAAGAGCCTGACCCAGATAAAATGCCGCTTGATACTTCTGACTTTCCAGAAGATGTTCAAGTGGCATTTTTTGTATTCAATATGCTATCAGATGTCTGGGATGGAATGTCTGGAAGTTATATGGGGAAAAACTGGGCAGATACCGATTTTATATTTAAAATATATGGAATAGAAAATCAAAAGCTCGTATTTTATTTTGCAAAAATGTATGAAAGAATACTGATGAATTATAGAGCGGAAGAAGCTGAACGAAAACGAAAAGCGAGTGAACGCAAATCAAAACCCGGCGGTGGTGGAAAAACCTACACCCATAATGTGCGCGGATAATGGCAAAAAATAAAGTCGAAATTGATGTAGTAGTAGACGACAAAGGTACTACTAAAAAAGTCGCGCTTGGAGCAAAGCAAGCGGCAGATAACCTAGATAAAACAGGTAAAGCTGCTGGTACTGCGGATCGTAATATTAAAGGAACTGCTCAAGCTTCTGCTAATGCCTCAAAAAACTTTTCGAAAATGTCTCAAGGAATGGGCGGTTTAGTAGGTGCATATGCAACTCTTGCCGCTCAGTTATTTGCTCTTTCTGCCGCATATAACTTTTTGAAAAGCGCAGGAGACCTAAAAGTATTAGAAGCCGGTCAAAAAGCGTATGCAACTACAACAGGTGTTGCGCTACGGGTACTCGCAAATGATGTAATTGCAGCAACAGATGCTCAAATTCGTTTTGCAGATGCTTCTCAAGCAGTAGCAATTGGTACAGCAGCAGGCTTAACAGCGAGTCAATTGACCAGTTTAGGTAAAGCAGCAAAAGACGTATCTCTTATTCTTGGTAGAGATGTTACCGACTCATTTAATCGTCTTATTCGAGGTGTAACAAAAGCAGAGCCAGAACTATTAGACGAACTCGGTGTTATTCTTCGATTAAAAACTGCAACTGAAAAATATGCTTTAACTTTAGGTAAATCTGCCAATGATCTCACAGATTTCGAAAGAAGTCAAGCAGTAGCAGTAGACGTTCTCGACCAAGTAGAAAAAAAATATAGTTCAATGCTAAAAAGTTTCGACGTTTCTACGAATACATATAATAAGTTAGGAAAAGCTCTTGATGATGTTCTTAACCAGCTAAAACTATTAGTAGATTTTGTTGCCAAGCCTTTTGCTGAAGTTCTATCAAATGTTCCTGCCCTCGCAATTGCGGGGTTTGCTCTCTTATTAAAAGGTCCTTTAGCCGCTATGGGAGTAAATCTTAATGAAATATCCATACAAGCAACTAAAACTGCTCAAGTATATAGAAGAGCTGCAGACATAAAAATTGCTGCAGCAAAGAGAGTAAATTTATCAATTGATGATCAAAAGAAAAAACTACAGCAGTTATCTGTTGAAGCAGCAAAAGGTGGTACACAGTCAAAACTTATTCAGCAATTTGCTTCCGGAGGAAAAATGACTCCTGTTGCACTTTCAACTTTAAAAAGAGCAACGGATGCGGCAGTTAAAAATACTGCCGACGGCGCAAAGGTAGCTACTGGAATATGGAAAGGTTATACCAAGGAAATAGTGTTAGCATACCAGAAAGCAATGTTAGAGTTAGAAATAGCAGAAAAAAAGAAAGTAGCAACTACAAGCACAGCTACAGCTAAAATGAAAGCTTCTTGGGCGGGTTTAGCAGCAACGATTCGTACGGCTGGTGCAGCTATATTAAGTTTTGGACTAAAACTTTTAAGTATTGCTGGGTGGGCTGCAATTGCTGTAACTGCGCTAGAGGCAATGGGCGTTCCAATTACTCAATATATTAAAAATTTATTTACAACTAAAAAAGAAGCGTCTACTTTTGAGATTCATGCAAAAAGAATAAAAGAGCTAAATAAAGAATATGAATTAGTCAATGAAAGGATAAAAGAGTTTATAGCATTAAATCCTGGAAAGGCTGCAGCAGAAGGTTATGGAACTTTAGGTAATATGATAGGCTCTGTGGATTCTGCCCAATTTACTTCGCTAGTAAATGAACTTCCAAAGATTAATAATATCAATGAAGCAGCTAGACAATATGAGGACGCCGTAAAAGCTAATCGACAAGCTGCTATAACAAGAGATGAACAGAATAGAAGCAACAATATGTCGTTTTTGGGCGGTTTAGAACAACTTGGTAAAAATCAGAGCATTGACGTAAAAACCAATGAAGACTCTAAGCAAGAAATTCTAAAATCTCTTGGCGTTGATACAATAACCCTAACGGACGCACAAAAACAAGCACAGAAATTTGTAGACGACCAAATTTCTGTATATAAGCAGTTAGACGCTCAAGTCCCCTCACCAATCTTTGAAAAATACATAACTCTTTTAGAAACCGCTAAAAACAGTACAAAAGAGTTTGGCGAGGAGAGCGTTCAAGAATTTCTACGAACTAAAGCAGAAGTTGAGGCGTACGGAAAGGTTATCATCAATCTTCCGCGCACTATAAATGAGGCTACTGCAGCTTTTACAGGTTTTATACAATCAATTGCTCCCTTAAATAAGGAAGAGCAAACAATACAAAGTCTTTCTAAATCAATAAAGGATTTAGAACTTATAAGTCAGCAAAGTGATGGACTAACCCCAGAGAATTCTGCAATATTAGAACAGCAGAAGAAAGAGCTGGCTTTTGTAGAAAATATTTACAACAGACGACTAAAAGGCGAAATAGACCTAAAAAGTTTACAAACAGAAAACAATAAAAGAATGAGAGATGCTACTGACCTAATGAAAGCCCAAGTAGCTTCAGAAAATTCTCAAAGAGAAAACCGCCAAAAGATATTAAATCTAGACTCAGAAGAATTAACTATTCGGGAAGCTATTGAGCAAAACGGTGGAAAGATAACTCAGTCGCAGGTTAGAAGAATATCATTATTGAGACTAGAAAAACTAAATTTAGAAGAAGCAAATGCACTATTAGACGAAAGAATAAAACTTGAAAAAGCAACTGTAGATGAGCGCGCTAAGCTACAACAGCTAGCTTTAGACGTAAGAGTTATACAAGTTCAGCAAAACATGCTTTCTATGTTAGATAAAGAACGCGCATTAAGAAAGGACATTTTTAATCTAGCAGAGGCGGAGGAAAAAGCAAAAATCGATCGAGAAGTTGATATGCTTGGCCCATTTGAAGACAAAAAGCGTATTGCCGCTGAAAAAATGTATGATCTAGAATTAAAACTTCTTCCTATTAAAGAGCAACAAATCAAAGATGAATATGCGTTAAAAATAAAACAAATAGATTTAGAGTATGATTTACTAGAAGCACAAAAACAAATACAAGCAAACGAACTTCGTATACTTGCAGAAAAATTAAAAGGAGACAAAGACCCTGCACAACAAGATCGAGCTAAGGGCGTAGAAGATCTTGCGAACAGAGTAGCCGGGCAAGATTATTCTGAGGCTCGTGAGCTGGCCAAAGAGCTTGCTAACTCAGCAAAAGACACCGCGCTACAGGGATTACTTGAGGGGCTTAGGAAGTTAAGAGACGCAAAGGATGATTTATCTGACATGGGCAAACTAACAAATGCTCTTGAAGATGGTTTAGAAAATGGTTTAGGAAGTGCAATTAGCGGGCTTATTCAAGGTACATATACTTTAAAGGAGGCATTTGCTAATTTTGCCTTATCGACATTAAAAATGTTATCTGACTTAATTGCTCAGATGATTGCAGTGAGACTTTTAGGAGCTGCAATGGGAATGCTTAGTTTTGGATCCGCTCCGCCCGCCTCAGCTTATGGCACTCCGGGAGCGTCTGCAGTACCTCCTCCGCCCACCGGTGAGATGTATGCAAAGTATGGTGCAGTATTTTCAAACGGAAGTAAAATGCCTGGATATGCTACTGGAGGAATCGCAAAAGGAGCGCTTTCAGGCTATCCTGCAATGCTTCATGGAACAGAAGCGGTAGTACCTCTTCCAAACGGAAAGTCAATCCCTGTAGATATGAAAGGTGCGGGCCAAAATAATAATGTAGTTGTAAATGTCTCTGTTGATAGCCAGGGAAGAGGACAGACAACCACAGAGTCTCAGTCTGGCGCCAATGCAGGCAATCTTGGACAAGCAATTGCAAAAGCAGTTCAGCAAGAGTTACAAAATCAAAAACGTTCGGGCGGTATATTAAATCCGTATGGAGTAGCATAATGGCAATAGGTTTTATTATTGGAAATGCAACATATGATCCAGTATGTCCAGATAGAAACACTACCAAAAATACAAAGCCAAGAGTATTAATGGCTTCTTTTGGTGATGGGTATGAGCAACGAATTGTAGATGGAATAAACAATTTACAACAAACATTTTCTGTTGCGTTTAACAATCGAACAAAAGATGAGATTGATGATATTATTGCATTTTTTGATTCAAAAAATGGAGTAACCTCTTTCGATTATACATACCCAGATTCGAACAATAGCGGAGAAACTACTGTTAAAGTAGTATGCGAAGATTATAACTTAAACTACATAAATAGTAATTTCTACGGGTGCACAGCAACTTTTCGAAGAGTATATGAACCATGAGTAATGATATAATTACTACCGATTTACAGAGTCAGGAAGTATCTGACGCCTTAATTGACTTATACGAGTTAGAACTTTCAGCAGATACTACTTTGTACTTTCACCCAGGAGTAGATGAAGCCCTTGACGAAATTACGTATGATGGAAATACTTATATTGCTCTTCCTCTAATAATGGAGGGAATGGAGTCAAACTCTGATGGTGCTACAAATCGTCCTTCACTTACTATTGCAAACGTAGCAACTTTATTTCGAACTACTGTTAATAACGAAGGGTTTGATTTTGAAGACTTAATTGGCAAAAAAATTACACGAAGACAAACACTCGAAAAATATCTAGCAAATGCGGCGCATGAATTTCCTAAAAAAGTATACTTACTAGACAGAATATCTTCTCAAAACAATGTATTAGTGTCTTTTGAACTCTCAGCCCCGTTTGACGTTTCAGGTATTCGTTTACCTAATCGCGTAGTGGTAGGAAAGTATTGCTCATGGCTGTATCAAGGATATGATACAGCAGAAAAAGGTGGGTGTACGTGGGCAGCTACAAGTGTTCTAAACTATAATGGAACAAATTACGAAGCATTTTTTGATGTAGATGATCGTCCGTTAATTGAAGATGGGCTAGTTACTTTTTCAGCTTGGTCTTCTGGAACTTACGCAATAGATGCCTTCGTAACCTATAACGGAAAAAAGTGGCGCTCTCAAACTAATACAAATACAGATACTCCAAGCTCAACAAATGTTAACTGGAAGGAAGTAATTGAGTGGACTTCTTGGAATTCAGCAACAACTTATTCTGTAGGAGCTTATGTAAAAAGCGGAAATAATATTTGGAAAGCACTACGAAGTTCTACAAATATTACACCTGTTACTGGGTCTCTTTACTGGACGCGAGTTGATTATTGCGGCAAAACGCTAAATTCTTGTAAATGTCGTTTTCAATTTTCTCCTGTTAGCGGTGTAGCTTCTGCAATTAAAGAGACTGATAAAGTATTACCATTCGGAGCATTTCCTGGCAGTGTTAAATTTAAGTAATTTTTTAGAAGATATCGAATCACATTTTAGGAAAGAGTATCCTAGAGAAGGCTGTGGCGTTATTGGAGTAAGTAAGGGAAAGTCTCATTGGATACCTTGTAAAAACATTGCAGAAGACGAAGAGGATTTTATTTTTGATTCAAAAGAATACTTGACACTCAAAAGAAAGTATGATATAATTGCAATTATTCATAGCCACCCTGACTCTACATCCGAACCTTCACAGTGTGATATAAATTATTGTAATGCTTTAGGGATTCCTTATTACATTTTTAGTTATCCAGAAATGGATCTAACACTTTTAAATCCAACAAAAATTTTTAATCCGCTAATTGGAAGAGAGTATGAGTTTGGTGTTCGAGACTGTTTTGAAGCCGCACGAGATTGGTACTCTGAGAATGGTATAGAACTTCCTGCGCGAGAGCCATTTGAAGACGATTGGTGGGAAAAAGAGTTAGACTACTTTACAGAAGAATATATTAGTTCGTGGGGATTTCAAAAAGTCAATGAACCGCAAAAAGGTGATCTTCTTATTTTTAATGTAGAAAGTGTTGTTGGAAATCATTGCGGGGTCTACCTCGGTAGTGACGTGTTTTTCCACCACGCACAAAAAAGGCTTTCATGCCGAGAAAATTTATATCCCTTTTGGATAAAACATTTGATGAGTATTTATAGATATGATGCGTAACATTTATTTAGAAGGCGAACTCGGAGATCTATACGGTAGAGAACTCGCTGCAAACGTTGATT